GTGCTTCTACAGATCCTACATGGTTTGAGTAAATTAACGGCTCGTAACCACGTTGAAAGAAAAACAAGTGGTCATTAAAGTTTACAATCTTCCAGTCGTTAGCACTGATTGTATAACTACCGGGAGTCTCGTCTACTAGTGTAGTTGTGCCACTCATGATCTTGTTGTTGCCAACAGAGAATATCTTGGTGTTTCCTGCGTTGTCCTTGTACTCTTTGATAGACCGTAACGAGTCAGTGCCAAGTACAGTTTTGTTTGTTGTTACAACAGTGTGGCCCTTACGTGCAGCAATACGACCACGTTTGTCAATCACAGCGTTGTCTGCAATCTCTGCAAACGACGGGTCTTGAGCCAACGGCGAGTCTTCGGTGTTAACACCTTTGAACGCTGGGGCTACAAGATTGATACTTTGCAGTTGTTGAGCCATATCAAATAGTCCTAAATACCATCTCTTCTGGGTGCTTTGCTGCGTCTATAGCAATAGCGTCAGACAAAAACTTATCAGCAATCTGGAAGTACTCAGCAACAGAAGTACCACCAGTTTCACCACGCTCTCGTGCAAGCAACGCTACAGCAAGATGTACAACAGGCATTGCAGGAACTAACAAAGTGTCAGTGTTACTAGATAGGTCGGCTTGTCTTTTTACGACATCAAACCTCAAGCTATACACAGCATCAGGAGTTGGTCCTACAAGAACTTCTGTGTCACCGCTAGAGTCTAGACCGTTGTACGTGTAGTACCGTGGTGCGCCTTCTGCAGCATCAAACAAATACAGCTGCTCATTAAACCAGTCCTTAGTCTGATAACCCATAAAACAATTTTCAGTGTCGTTAAGAACTGACATTACTTTTACGTTGTCACTACCGCCAGTAAGTGAGTAGCTGTTGTCCGATGCAGTAGTACTAATAACAATAGTATCTCGCAAGGCAGACCAATCAGAAGCTTCTTCTACCATTTTTTTTGCATCATTAATAAAATCACCTACCATCTTAACGTAGGTAGTACTAGTAACCGATGTCGTTTCTTCTTCTCGCAATCGACGTAGTACGTTATTCATTAGGTTAAGGTACGTCATACCAACATTCCTCGTCTGCGTGTCCGCATTAATAATTTTTGTGCTTCTTCGTTGTAATCTAAAGCTGGAGTTTTAATAGCAAGCTGCGGTGCTTCTCTAGGGCGGTACGTGATGCCTTTCGTAAACTCTTTATAAGGCGCTCTAGCAGGCGCAGCTGCTCCACCGAACATACCACCACCAGCTAACATAGTTAGTAAGTTACCAGTAGTGATTTGCTCTTGCAGTGCCTGTTGATCTTCACCGTACATTCCTTCAAAGACAACTTGACGTGTTAGTATTTCTTCACGTTCTTCTTCTGCCAAGCCCAACCGTGTAGTAACACTGTCTCTAAACTGACCAAACGCCTCAGCCTGACTGATCTGACCTTGTTGTAGACCAATTAGGTTTACGTTGAACTCTTCTTGCAGATCAGAAAGAGACAAACCTAGTTCAGCAAACCGTTGTTGACTGTCCGCACTAAGTGCTTCTACTTGACCACCAACACTAATTATTTCCTGAGCTAGTGCTAAACGGTCCTGCTGTGCTTGACCAAACTGTTCTGTTGTGTACTGCTGGTAAGCGTCAAATGCTTCTTGTTGTGTTATCTGACCTTGACGAAGCGCCTCAATGTTTACGTTAGTACCAGCAAACAGTTCCTCTATGCTCTGGTCCTGCTGTTGGAACCGTAGCATCATATCGTCACTAAGCTGAGTTACGTCACCACCAACAGCTATGATTGCCTGTTGTAGTTCCTGACGCTCTTCCTGTGCCGTACTAAACTGTTGGCCTATAGATGTACGCAGTTGATCTAGTGCTTCTTGCTGCGTTATCTGTCCTGATTGTAGCGCTTCAATGTCAACACCTACGCCAGCAAACAGATCAGAAATAGTACCACCAAAGTCTGCAAACATCTGTTGCATGTCAGCACTTAGCTGTGTAATGTCACCGTTAGCCGCAATAATAGCTTGCTGTAGTTGTTGACGTTCAGTAGCTGCAAGTTCAAACTGTTCTGTTGTAAAATCTCTGTACTCATCAAAACGATTGGCTACGTCTTCTTGCAAAGAGATAATGTCAGTGTTTAGCATCTCTAATTCAGCACTGAGTCCACCTTCTACTGCTGCAAGAGACTGGATCAGAGACGCTTCAAGTCCTGTAATACTAGCTAGGAACTCTGCTTCTTGGTCGCTAAACTGTGTAGCAATACCGTTGATAGCGTCATCAAAGCGTTGATTAAGATCTTCAAAGCCAGCCTGTACGTCAGCAGAAGTAGCAAACCCGAAGCTGTCTACAATACTTCTAACGTCGTCTCCAGATAAACCTTCAGGGAACTCTATGTTAGCGATAGCTTCGTTAACTACGTCGCCTACGTCTTCAAGAGAAATACCCTCAGGTATACCGTCAATAGCCTCTTGGATTAGCTGTCGTACTTCTTCTGCAGTTGCGCCTTCAGGTATAACAATGTTAGAAACAGCGTTGTCAACTATTTCTCGTACTTGCTCAGGCGTAGCGTATCCAGCCTCTGCCAAGGCTTGTAACATACGGTCTTCTGTAACAAACCCTGAGTTAGCCAGTGCGTTAGTAATGTCGTCTGGAGTAGCATAACCTGCTTCTGCTAACGCTTGTATTACCTGCTCCGGTGTAGCAAATCCAGCACCTTCAATAGCCTGCTGTACCTGCTCTGGCGTAGCAACACCAGCCAACGCTTCTGTCAACTGCTCTTGTGTCAGATAACCTGCATTAGCTAACTCTTCACGTATACGGTCAAAGTTTTGTTGTGACAGTGTGACACCGTTAATTTCAAAGTACTCAGCAATGTCCTCCATTGTAGGCATTGCATCAAAATCAGGCAATGTCTCAACAAAGTTCTGAATGATCTCGTTGACTTGCTCTATTTGACCTGTGAACTCTTCGTCTATTTGTGCCAAGAAGTCAGCAAACAAACTTTCAATATCAGTTGGAGTAGGCTCTGGTTCTGGTTCGTCTGCAGGAGGCTCAGGTTCAGGCTCTGGTTGATCTGTAGGCGGTGGCTCTACAGGTGGTTCTGGCTCAGGCTCTACAGGCGGCTCTGGTTCTGGCTCAGGATCTCTGTCGTCCCTACTAGGGTCTTCAATTGTACGAGGAATGTCGAAGTAGTCGTCTAAGAAGTAGTTGTACCGTGACTCTTCATCCATCTCTTTCCAGTCACCGGGAAGTATTCCTCCTTCTTCTTCGTAACGCGCTACCAGATCTTCTATAGAGTACTGATAGATGTCTTCTTCTAGTGCATGAAACGACAGATCATCCAACAGTGACTGATACGTACCAGAGTTGATTGTCTCCAGTCCAGTGTTTTCTAGTTGCTCTCTGGTGTACTGACCGTTAAACTCAAAGTCAAAGTCTTCGCTTTCGGCTAACTGAAAGTACTCATCGCCCTCACTACTTACAAAGTAGTTGTCACCCCTGTTGGTAAACATAAGAGCAGGGTCTTGTTCTTCTGTTTCTGTAGTTACTGGCGGTAGTTGTTCTTCTGTTGCTGTGCCTGAGTTTACCAAGACGTTACGAACTGCACCGTATACAGCCCCAGTTACGTTTTCTATGAGAATGCCGCCAAGCCAATCAGGAATACCTGAAGGATAGCTGCTGGACAATATACCACCAAGAACAGCGCCAGCTTGTGTTGGGTCTGCTATTGCTCCTGTTACTTGCCCTATTACTTTATTAATTTGTTCTTGAACTTCAGTAACAAGTTCTCCACCAGCACCAACAATAATAGTGCCGATAGTGCTTAAAATTTCTCCTACAGATTCTCCTTCTTCTACTGCATCAACAATGTCACTAGCAATTTCGTTGACCTTGTCTATTGCCTCTCCTACAGTAGGAAGAAAAATAACACCAGCAGTAGGCATCCAACTAGGTAAGGATATACCGGGAATGTAAGGAACAAGATCCCTTAAAATTTCTTCGTAGTTTCCTTCAATGTCTTCAATATTAATAGTAACGCCAGCACCGCCTCGGATAACAGTACGGCCACTTACTGTAGTAATAGGAGAAGTAGGAGTAGCGCCAGCAAACTGCATACCACCCTGTTCTATAAACAACTTGGTTAGTTCGCCGGGGTCTTCCATGTCCGCAAGTTCTTCAGGATTGTCAACCATTGTGTCAACAATCTCTTGCGCTCTGTCAAAAGAGTCAGT